TCAGGCAGAAGATGCAGCAGCTAAGGCTGAATAATCTAAAGCTAATATAATTAGATAAATGATTAAATAATGGGAGGGAAGTAAGTATCCCTCCCATTTTTTAAAAGGAGATAAAAGGAGATATGCTGATTTTAGGTTTATGCATGTTAATTATTGGTATATTACTTTTTATATATTCTGTTAATTCTTTAAATAACACTAAAAAAATAAATGACAGTGTTATTGAACAAAATAAACAAATAGAGAATGAAAATAGTATATTAAGACAAAATCATAGTTCTTTACTTTTTGATATGGAGGCTATTAATAAAGATATAGCGCAAAAGAAAGAACAGTTAGAAGATATTCAGTCTAATATTACAGCTTCAACAAAAGCGAAGGAAGAGTTATCTCAAAAAGCTTTTGAAAATTATTGTAATATTCTTGAAAGGCAATATAAGGAAGCAGAAGAGGAGCAACAGCAATTGATTGATTCACTTCAAACCGCATATTCTGACCTACAATTACAGTTAATGCAAGAAGCAGACCAAGCTAAGGCGGATTTGGACAAGATTCAAGCAACCCGCGCCGCCGCACTTCAAGCATCTATAAGAGAGAAAGAGATTGAAGCTAATAAAGATAATTTTAGATTAAATTTATCTGAATTAGCATTAAAAGATATTAAATTATTGAAGTCTATACAAAATGATATTGCTAATGCTATTGTTATTGATAAAATTATATGGAGCAATTATTATCAACCGTTGGCAAAAGCAAAATTCCCTAAAATAATAGGAAAACCGACCGTTTGTGGAATATATAAAATTACAAGCCTTATTTCTGGCTTATGCTATATCGGTCAAAGTTTAGACTGTTGTGAGCGTTGGAAACAGCATTGTAAAAATGCATTGGGTGTTGGAAACGCTACGGGAGGAACAAAACTTTATCAGGCGATAAAAGAAGATGGGCTTAATAATTTTACTTTTGAAATATTAGAAGAATGTGAACCAAAATATTTGGATGAAAAAGAAAAATATTATATTGATTTATATGATAGTTATAATTTTGGCTTAAATGGAAATAGAGGAAATGGATAAAAAATATTATTTATATATGCACCGATTAAAAGAAGATCCTTCTTTTGTTTATATCGGTAAAACTTGTAATGATCCTAAAGAAAGATGGAGTGGAAAAGGAAATAGGTATAAAACTTCCCCAAAATTTTATAATGCCATTCAAAAATATGGATGGGATAATTTTGAGCATATAATTTTGTTTAGAAATTTATCTCAAAAAGAAGCTAATGAAAAAGAACGAGAATATATAAAAAAATATAACTCAATAGAGCATGGTTTTAATATATCTAAAGGTGGGGATGGAGGAGGCTTCTTAGGACATCATCACTCCAATGAAGTAAAACAAATATTAAGTGAAAAGATGAGTGGTGAAAATAATCCTTTTTTCGGAAAACACCATTCAGAAGAGACTAAAGAAAAATTATCAATATTAGCTTCTAAAAAAACTGGTGAAAATAATCCCTTTTATGGGAAACACCACTCAGAGGAAACCAAACAAATAATTAGCGAAAAAGCTTCTCAAAGATACCAAAGAGGTAATAATCCTAAAGCAAAAAAAGTATTATGTATTGAAAATAATAAAATATATAATTGTTGTGTTGATGCCGCAGAAGATTTAGGGTTTGATTTAAATAATGGAACAAAAGGTATCGCTCGTTGCGCAAGAGGAGAAAGATGTACTTATAAAGGGTATCATTGGAAATATATTGAGAAAATTGAATAACTAATAAAAAGGACAAAAGGAGACAAATATGAATATACCAAAAATTACAAACATTTTAGAAAAATTTAAGGATACAAATAAGATTGAAAGTTTTGATAGCGCTATTGAGGCTCATTCTTTTTGGGACCGTCATCTTAATTTAGGAGACATTGATGAGGAAGTTGGTGCTGCTATTGAGGGGATGATAAGGTTTTGGAATCAGTATGATGATGAAAATAATATCCCTGTCGAGGAAAGAAAGCCAATCAAAATTTATATTGATTCAAATGGAGGAGACTTAGGTGCAGCTTTTACTATGATGGACGCAATTCGTATGTCTAAGACTCCTGTTTGGACAATTAATATAGGTTCTGCTTACAGTGGAGGTTTCTTCACTTTTATCACTGGACATAAGCGTTTTGCCTATCCACACAGCTCTTTCTTATTTCACGAAGGCTCTGCCCAGGGTAGTGGAACAAGTGGTCAGTTTGAGAATTTTTCAGCATTTTATAAGAAACAATTAAGTCGTGTAAAGGATAACATTTTAGAATATACAAAAGTTTCTGATGAACTTTATGAAGAAAAGAAAAGAGAAGATTGGTGGCTTGATGCTAACGAGGCTCTTGAGTTAGGTATTTGCGATGAAATTATAAAAGAATTTATTTAATAAAACATCAAGGTGGCTTATGTCACCTTGATTTTATTTTATATAGAATTTTTGTTATAATATATATATGAAAAAGAAAAGGAGATTTTTTAATGGAAATAACAGATATGATTAATGATGTAGAAGTTTATGGATTAGAACAATCTATAAAAGCTTCTAAATATCCTATGGCGGTAGATACTTCTAAGTGTTCAACTACTCCAACTGAAATGACAATTAATCTAGCCAGTGTTCCGACAGGTACTGGTCATGATAATTTTCTTAAGGGTATTGTAGTCCAGTTCGATTTAACAATGACTGTAAAAATGAGTGTTGAATTAGAACGTTATCATTTTATTGATTTTGTTAGTTCTCAATCAACAATGCATCGTATTACTAAATTTGATTTAGATACAGCTTATATTAAATATGTTGACAAGAGGATAATTGATATTATTAGAGAAAAGGTCGATGAATATAATAGTATGGATGAAGGAGAACAAAAGAAAGAGAAGTATCTTGAAATTTTGTATTCTAATCCGTGCGGGATGCGTCTTACTGCCCGCATGACAACAAATTATCAATCATTAAAAACCATATATCAGCAAAGAAAGAATCATCGACTTCCAGAGTGGAGAACATTCTGCAAGTGGTGTGAGTCCCTTCCGCACTTCCTAGACTTTTGTTTTCCAAACAAATTAGAGTATGGAGCTTAATTGATTTTTATAAAAAATAATGATATAATAATTATATAAAGAAAATAAATAATATTTTATATAGGAGAAAGAAAATGACAAAGAAAGAAAATTTTATTGAAGAAGTAAAAGCAGCGATTAATGGATTAGAGAATGGAGAGATGACTCCAGAGACTTATTTTTCCTCTGACGCTCTTGATTATTGGAATGGTCTTCAAGCAACGGGCGATGGAGGTAAGGTTAAGTTTACAGAAAATGGTAAGCTAGTGTTGAAGTATATGCAGGAAAATAAGGAAGTTTATAATAATCTTTTTAAGGCTAAGGATATTGGTGAAGGAATGGGGATCAGTTCCCGCACTGCGTCTGGAGCTATGAGGAAATTAGTATCTGATGGTTGGGTAGATCGCATTGGAGAAAACCCAGTAATATATTCTTTAACAAATGAAGGTATTTGTGTAAATGTTAATGAGTAATTTAATACTTTGGACAAAATCAGTTACTCCTTTTCTCAATATTTTTATATATTGATGAAAGGAGAAAAAATATGAGTTGTGGTATTTATAAAATTGAAAATTTAATAAATCATAAATGTTATATCGGACAAAGTATTAATATTGAAAAAAGATGGTATGATCACAAACATAGTATAGATAATTTTGCAATTCATTCAGCAATGAAAAAATATGGAATAGAAAATTTTTCTTTTGAAATAGTTGAAGAATGTAATGAAAAAGATTTGGATAAAAAAGAATGTTTTTGGATACAAGAATTTAATTCTTTAGTCCCAAATGGATATAATATGGTTGAAGGTGGAAGTAATGGAGCAGCTTTAGCAAGAAGAATTCCAGTTTTTCAATATGATTTAAATGGTAATTTTATTGCTGAATATCCAGGTATTAATGAAGCTGCAAGAATAAATCATATTTCTGGAACTGCAATTGGACATTGTTGTAAAAAAATAAGAACAACTGCAGGAGGATATTTTTGGAGCTTTTTAAAAAATGATAATTTTTCAAAAGAAAATATTAAAGACCATAGAAGTTGTAAAATTATTCAATATGATATGTTAGGAAATGAACTTGCTAGATATAATTCAGCTAAAGAAGCTGCTCAAGCTGTAAATGGATCTCCTTGTGCTATTACTAAAGCTTGTCGAGGAGGATCAAAAACTAGTAAAGGTTTCCAATGGAGATATGATATTGATGATGAAAATATCCCTTGTATTATTAAAGCTGGTATTAAAAAACCTGTTTCTCAATGGTCTTTAGATAATAATCTTATTAAAAATTATGAAAGTATTACAATGGCTTCAAAAGAAACAGGTATTACTTTAAGCACTATCGCTGAAGCAGCTAATGGGAAACGAAAAACAGCTGGGGGCTATATTTGGAAATTTAATAATAAATCTCCTATTGTTTATTCTTTAACTAATAAGGGTATAGAGGTTAACCTTGAAGCCGAGTAAGGTTGAAATCTTAAAAAATTTTTGTTATAATTATAATGTAAGATAAATAAATAAAGATATTTAAAAAATGAAAGGAAAAAGAAATATGAGAAAGACAGTAAACAAGGAAAGAATTGAAGGAAGACTTTATGACATTAGTCAGCTTGCACTTAAGACAGTGCAGAATACTGACTCAAAGCATTTTGGCGAAGATTTTATTGGTGGATCGATTGATATTGCTACTGATGAAGACTGCCTTAATATCGTAACAGTTCATTTTACTTTTGTTCAGGCGACTTATAGTTCAGGTAAGCCTAATAACACTTTCGGTGTTCTTAAGAATCTTATCGAAAATGGAAAAACAGTTCTTGCAGACGGCAAGGATAATGCTTCATTAGTTCGTATTGATGCATCACTTGGATTAAATGATTTCTATACTTCAAGAAATGGAGAGGAAACTCTTGTAAGTGCGAAGAGAAACATGGGAAGCTTTGTAAATAGCGTTACTAGACTTGCTGAGGAAGATGCTCGTAATACATTTGAATGTGATATGCTTATCAATGGTACTAGATATGTTGACGCAAATCCAGAGAGAAACATCTCAGAGGATTACCTTGTGGTTAAGGGCGCAGTATTTGATTTCCGTGGCTCACTTCTTCCTGTAGAATTTGTTGTTCATAACAAGGGTGGAATTAACTATTTCGAATCACTTGACGCTTCTCCTCAGAATCTTGTATTTACAAAGGTATGGGGAAAGATTAATAGTGAAACTATTGTAGATAGACGTGAAGAGGAATCTGCATTTGGTGAGCCTGCTGTTAAGGAATTTAACAGAACTGTTCGTGAGTGGGTTATTACTGGTACTTCTAAACCAGATGCAGTTTATGAAATTGGCAATAGCGAGAATGGTATCACTGCTGAAGAAATTAAGAAAGCTAATGCTGATAGAGAAGTTTACCTTGCTGGTGTTAAGAAGAGATCTGATGAATATCAGGCTTCTAGGAATAGCGGTAATACAGGCAGCTCTGCAATTGTAACAGCTCCTGCAGCACAGGGTGGATTTAATTTCTAGTAAAAAGAAAGTAAATCCAGTGGGAAGCTATTAAATAGCTTCCCATTTATTTCATCTTAATGTTGTACTTGTTCTTCGAGTTCAAAGAAGAATTTAGGTGCTCGGGGCGAAAACATTCGAATAAGTAAAACTAAAAGTGAGTTTGGATTTTTTAAAAGCAAATTTTAAGGATAAAGATTTTTATATAAAGGAGATTACAAATGGGTTCTATTGATATTTTTGGAGTACAGCCACATCAGGTTAGTAGAGATATGAGAGGATATTCAGTCTTTCTTTATGGTGGATGGAAAACTGGCAAGACTACTACGGCAGTAAAGTTTCCTAAGCACTTTCTTTTAGCATTTGAAAAAGGCTACTCTGCGATTCCAGGTGCTATGGCGCAGCCAATTAATAGTTGGTCTGAGTTTAGACAAGTTCTTCGTCAGTTAAAGGATGAGCGTGCTAAGAAAATGTTTGAAACGATTATTATTGATACAGCGGATATTGCTTATGATTACTGTACTAAATATATTTGTGCAAATAACAATGCAGATACAGTAAGTGACATTCCATTTGGAAAAGGATATGGGCTTATTGAGAAAGAATTTGATGAATGTCTAAGACAGATCGTTCAGATGGGATATGGTCTTGTAGTAATTTCCCATGAAACAGACAAGTCATTTACCGATGAAAGCGGAAAGCAGTATAATAAAATCGTTCCTACATTAGACAAGAGAGCGAATAATGTATTAGCAAGAATGTGTGATATTATCATGTATACTCGCTCTGTTACCGATGAAGCTGGAAACGAAAAAGTTGTAGGTTTTATGCGTGGAACTTCTCGCTACGAAGCTGGTTCCCGTTTTAAGTATACACCAGATTACATTGATTTAAGCTATGATAACCTAGTTAAGGCTATTGGTGATGCTCTAGATAAGCAGATGGCGGAAGACGGAGCAGATCTCTTTACAGACAAGAGAGAAAATGTTCATATTGATACAACTTCTAATCTTGATTTTGACGAGTTAATGAAAGAATTTGGTAATATTATTGCAAATATTCCTGGTTCTTCTGACGGAAAAGCTGAAACTGAAGAGGGTGTTAAGTTCAGAGACTTCTGGCAGCCACGTATCACTCAGATTATTGAGCATTATTTGGGTAAGGGGCATAAGATGAAGGATGCTACTCGTGACCAGGTTGAGGCTATCGACCTTATCGTAACAGAGTTAAAAGATATTACAAAAGGTTAAATATATATAGCTGCTTTAGGAGTGGGTCGAGGACCCACTCCTTATTTTTGACTTTTCATAAAAATTATGATATAATATATATAGAAAAATATTAAAGAGAGGACAGTGGACTTATATGCATTATGTTATATGTAAAGTATGCGGAAAACGCTTCGATAGAGACGTCGTTCAAGCAGTAAAAGCCAGCGCCCGCAGATATGCACATCAAACTTGTCTCCCGACTGGGGAAATAGTTCCCCTTCCTCAGGTAGATTCTGATTTAGTTAAGCTCGAAGAATATATTGAGAAACTTCTAGGAAAAGAATATAATCGAGCAAGAGTTAAGAAACAAATTAAAGACTTTATCGAAGAAAATCATTATAGTTATTCAGGCATTTTAAAATCTTTGGTGTATTTTTATGAAATTAAAGGCAACTCCATAGAAAAAGCGAATGGCGGAATTGGTATTGTTCCTTTTGTTTACAATCAAGCCCGTGATTATTATTATTCCTTATGGGTGGCTCAACAACAGAACCAAGATAAAGTATTCGAGAATAAAGAAAAAGAAGTTATTATAAAAGAACCTCGTAAAAAAGGTTTATTTAAAAAATTTTTTAGTTTAGGAGATGAAGATGAGTAATAGACAAGCATACATAGATATTCCTTCAGTAGTTCAAATAATTGGAAACATATATAAAAATCCTAGTCTCTTATCGAATGATGATAAATATAAATTTAAAGAAGAAGATTTTCCATCTTCTTTTCAAAGGATAATTTTTGGTTGCCTATATAATTTGTATCAGATGGGTGCGAAGGAGTTTAGCTTAGAGGCAGTGAATGATTATTTATCAACCAGACCAAAAGCACAAGCCGAGTATAAGGTGAATAAAGGGGATGAATATCTTCTTAAATGTGCTGAGTTAGCGAATCCCGCAACAATGAACTATTATTATAATAGATTAAAGAAGATGACTTTGTTAAGAGCATATGCAAATTTAGGGATGGACTTAACTTGGCTATATGACCCAGATAATATACTTGATAATAAGAAAAAGCAGGAACAAGAAGACTATCTTGATAAAGCAACTCTTGATGAGATTGCAACTTTAATTAATGATAAAATTGATGCAATTAAAATGCAATATGTTGAACAGACTGAAACATCGGGCGCTAAGTTAGGAGACGGGATAGAAGAACTCTTAACTTCATTAGAAGAATCTCCTGCATATGGGTACCCTTTTTATACAAAGTATATGAATTTAATAACTCGCGGTGCGCGACTAGGGACCTTCTATTTGCGTTCAGCTCCATCTGGAGTAGGTAAAAGTAGATCGATGGTAGCCGACTGTTGTTATTGGGGTTGCGATCAAATGTGGGATATTCGTACAAATAAATGGGTGACAATCGGTCTTCCGCAGCCTACATTATATATAGCGACAGAACAAGATATTGATGAAATTACTACTATGGCATTATCTTTCATTTCTGGTGTTGATGAAGATCATATCCTAAAAAATGAATATTTTAGCGGAGAAAGAGAGCGTATAGCGAAGGCCGCTCAAATACTAAAAAATGGTAAAGTTTATTTTGAGTGTATTCCTAACTTTGGGATTAATGACATAGAAAATGTTATTAAAATGCACATTAGAGAGCATCAAATTTTATATTGTGCTTTTGATTATATCCATTCAAGTGCAAAAATATTAACCGAAGTAGGCGGAAAGTCAGGAGTTAAAAATCTTCGTGAAGATAATGTTTTATTTTTGTTATCTTCCGCATTGAAAGAGTTAACTGTAAAATATGGAATTTTTATTTTATCATCAACACAGTTAAATGCTTCATATCACGATTCAGATACCCCAGATGAGTCTTTACTTCGTGGTTCTAAAGCTATAGCAGACAGACTAGATATGGGTTGTATTATGTTAGATGTAACCCCACAAGACAAAGAAAAACTTGAGCCTTTTGTTAAAAAAAATAATTTACAGATGCCTAATATGAAATTAAGTATCTATAAAAATAGAGGTAACAAATATAGAGCTTGTTATTTATGGCTTAATGCTAATAAAGGGTGTTGTCGTTTTGAAGGCTCTTTTTTAACAAACTGGAATTTTGAATATATTGAAGCGGAAGATATAAAGATTCGTGTTGAAGAATCATCAGCTTTCTAATTAAATGAAGGAGATAGGAATGATATATAAAGAAGAAAATAGAGATTTATTCGCAGTATCATCGGACTATTATTTAGCTCATTGTATTAGCGCAGATTTTGGTATGGGCAAAGGAATCGTTGTTGAATTTAATAAACGATTTGATATGAAAAATAAAATTATTCAACTTTGTCATGGCGATATAGTTAAAGATTGGGATAATTCAGAAATTAAAGGAAGATGTATAAAGATAGACAGAGTATTTAATCTTATTACAAAAAGAAATTATTGGGGAAAACCAACATATTCAACATTGAATGAAGCTCTGCAAGATATGAAAGTCATTGCAATTAAAAATAATATAACTAAAATAGCGATGCCTATAATTGGATGTGGCTTGGATAGATTGAATTGGGAACAAGTATCTAAAAATATTCAAAATATTTTTAGTGATACAGATATTGAAATTTTAGTTTGTAAGGTATAATATGGATAATTTACAACTTTATGATTATAATCTTCAAGAAATAAGAGAAAATCTCTCTCTTGAAGACATAGCACAAATATTAGATGAATATAATGCAGAACCAGAAATCAAAGAAAATATGATTATTGCAAGAACAATAGACCATAATTATTTAGATGATAGTTCTGCTAGTAGAAAATTGTATTATTATGACAACTCTCATTTATTTATGTCTTGGACAGGCGGAAATGATGCCTTTGATATTTTTCAATTAGTTTTAATTGTGGAAAATAGAGAGCATAATGCTGAATGGGAATTGCCTCAGGCTGTTGCTTTTGTTGCACAGAAATTTGGATATGCGACAAACAATAGGCAAGATACTCTTCAGCTTGAAAATTTGGAAGAGTTTAAATTGTTGCACAATTATGAAAGAATTAAAGAAATTAAACCTAGTACTCAAGAAATTCAACTAAAAGAGTATGATGGTAGTTTCTTAAAGAATTTACCCCACCCTCTTATCGTAGACTGGTTAAATGACAACATTACCGAGGATGAAATGGTCAGACATGAGATATGTTATGACCCGAAGAATCAAGGTATAGTTATCCCGCATAGAGATGCGGAAGGTCGCCTTATAGGCATTAGAGAACGAACTCTTATTCAAGAAAATGCTGAATTATATGGCAAATATATGCCTGCCCGCATAGGGGGTAAGATGTATAATCACCCGCTTTCATTTTCACTCTATAATCTTTATTATAGCAAAGAAAATATTAAACGGGTTAAAAGAGCATTTGTATTCGAGTCTGAAAAGGCAACGATGCAGTATGCAAGTATGTTTGGCGCGGAAAATGATATTTCAGTCGCGATTTGTGGTTCCTCGTTCTTAGCATATCAAGCTTGGTTATTAATTAACCTAGGAGTAGAAGAAATTATCGTAGGTCTTGATAAACAGTTCAAAGAAAAAGGTGATAATGAATTTAAGAAATTAACTAAAAATTTAACGAATATTCATCACAAATACGGAAATTATGCAAAAATTAGTTTTATGTTCGATAAGACTGATATATTAAGATATAAATCTAGTCCTACGGATGAAGGTGTAGAAAAGTTTATGTATCTTTATAAAAATAGAATTTGTTTGTATTAAGGAGGGGTTAATATGATTAAAATAATTAAAAAGGGAACAAAACAAGTAAAAGAATGTGAAGATTGTGGATGTGTATTTTCTTTTGATGAAGAAGATATTGAAAAAATAAATTATAGTTCCCATCCAGGATATAAAAGGATAATTCGATGTCCACAATGTGAAACAGTAATAATTTTGGAGGCTACTAGATGAAATTTGAATTAATAAATCAACCAGATGATAGTTTAACTGCAACACAACAATTATTCATAAATAGAGGATTACAGTTAAATGAAATAGAACATTATATGAATTTAACTGATGATGATATAAATTCGCCTTTACTATTAGGAGAAGAAAAATTAAAAGAAATTGCGGGAATAGTTACTTCAATGGTGCCGAGTGGTCAGAACCTTGCCGTAATAGTCGACGCAGATGCGGATGGATACACTAGCTCGGCGACGCTGTTGAACTGGCTTTATTATTCATATCCCGAGTGGACTAAAGAGCATGCATTTTATTATTTACATGATGGAAAAACTCACGGATTAACCCCTGGAGCTATGTCTTTCATCCAAGATATAGGGGCTGATGTTGTATTCATCCCAGATGCCGGAAGTAATGATCTAGAGCAGATAGAACAGTTATATAATGATAATAGAAAAATAGTTGTGCTGGATCATCATATTATCGAAGATGGTTGTAGTCCTTATTCTATTACTATTAATAGTCAAATTGATGATTATCCAAATAAAGAACTTACTGGTGCGGGTGTAACTTGGCAGACGTGTAGATACTTAGATTCAGTTAATGAGACTAACTATGCTGAGAAGTTAGTAGATTTGGTAGCCACTGGACAAATCGCAGATATGGCTCAACTTTCTTCTACAGAGACCCGCCGCATCATAACAAAAGGGCTGATACCAGACAATATTATTAATCCATATCTTTTTGAAATGTGGGAAAAGAATAAATTTAAATTAGGAGATAAACCAACTGATTGGGGATGGACTTTTTACGTATGCCCTATGATTAATGCCATCACTCGCTCCGGAACAATAGAAGAGAAGACTCTAATCTTTGAATCTATGCTATTGTTTAAAGCATTTGAAAAAATACCTTCTACTAAAAGAGGACATAAACCAGGAGAGATGGAAAGATTGGTAGACCAGGCAGTAAGAACTTCTACCAATGTCAAAAATCGCCAAACTCGAAGTGAAAAGGCGGGAATGGATAAACTTGAAAGTCTTATTAAAGAAAATAATATGCTTAAACATAAAGTATTATTATTCACTATTCAGCCTCAAGATATTGAGCCTAGTATACGTGGACTGGTTGCAAACAAAATTATGGCTAAGTATCAGAGGTGTTGTGCTGTACTTAGTGATGATGGTGAGAATTGTGCGGGAAGTATGCGAGGTTGCGGTTTAACAGGTATTATGGACTTCAAGAGTATCTGTGAAGCCAGTGGTGTAATAAACTGGGCCAGAGGGCATGAAAACGCAGCTGGTTTAAGCATTCCAACGGCCAACATAAAGAAGTTCTTGGAGAGAACTGATGAACTTTTAGCAGGAACCGCAGAAGAAGCTATATATAGAGTAGACTATATATGGGATTCCGAAAAGGTTGATTCAGCTAAAATATTAGATATTGCAGATTTTGATCCATATATTGGACAAGGATTTTCAGAACCTCTTGTTGCTATTAAGAATATTCATATAACAAAGAATGATTTAACAATGATGAAATCAAATACTGTTAAGATAATGACACGAGCAGGAGTTCCTATTATCTGTTTTTCTATGCCTGATGAAGAGTATGAGAAACTATACTCAGAGAATGGTGAAGTTGTAATCAATTTAATTGGAACTGCGAATAAGAATGAATGGAATGGGAATGTTTCTGCACAAATCCTGATGAAGGATTATGAAATTGTAAAACAGTGTGCTTATGTTTTTTAAGGAGGAAATAATATGGAACAAAAATTAGAATTTATAGATGATAAATTATATTGTTACACTCCTGTTCCTCAATATGGAGAAGAAATTTATAAAACTGATTTAGTTATGACAAAAGAAATTTTTGTTGCTTGTTATAATAAATGGATTAAAGAAGAGGAGAACTAAATGCCATTAAATGTTGGATATTTACGAAGTAAAACAGACAAAGCTTCAGATGAAGTATACACACCAGAGATTGCTGTTTTACCATTATTAAAATATATAGATAAATCAAAAACAGTTTGGTGTCCTTTTGAT